GTCAGTATGCTAGTTTTAGTACAGCAGTAACACAAGCACCTGATGCATATTTAATTAGAGCATTAAAACATTCAGAAGTTTTTGACGTAGTAGAGCGTACAGGTTTAGATAATCTTACAAAAGAAAGACAGATTATACGTTCTGCTAGAGAAAAGTTTGATGAGAAACAAGAGTTAAAACCTTTATTGTTTGCCGGTTTATTAATGGAAGGCGGTGTAATTAGTTATGAAACTAATGTTAAATCAGGTGGTGCAGGTGCAAGATACTTAGGTATCGGTGCATCAAAAGAATATAGACAGGACTCTGTAACTATATCTTTACGTACTGTATCTGTTTTAACAGGTAAAATATTAATAGAAGTGTTAGTTACTAAGACAATACTTAGTGCATCTATATCATCTGATGTGTTCAAATTTTATACAAATAATACTGAATTAGTTGAAATAGAAAGCGGTATAGTAGAAAATGAGTCTATAAATATTGCTTTGCAGATGGCTATTGAAACAGCGGTACTGCAAACAATAGAGGAGGGTTATGAAAAAGGTTATTGGAAACAAAAGGACTTTAATTAAGTTATTGTTTTTATCTTTATCTTTTAGCGTATACACAGCTGACAATGAAGTTTATATAGACCAGTCAGGTGCGACATCTAATCTTGATATAGAGCAAGTTGGTGGTAGCGGTAACATTATAGGTGGTGCTGATGCAACAGCTGGTGCTTCTAATATGACACCTTTAGATTTAGATGGCACAACAATGACTTTAGATATTCTACAAAAAGGTTCTACTAATAAGTTTCTTGGAGACATATGGGCAGATACCTATACAGGTTACTTTTCATTTATAGGTGACAGCAATACTTTTAATATGTCTACAGATGAAACTAATGCTACGGGCGCAGATGGTTCTAATGTAAATGTACAAGTTACAGGTAATACTAATACTATGACACTTAATCATGCTATGACTGCACTAGCAGCTAACTTAGATTTAGATTGGACTGTGCAAGGTGGAGGTAATAGTATTACAGCAGCTATAGATGTAGATGGTGCAACTAACTTTATGGATATTGATGGTGATGATAATACTGTAACTTATGATGGCGATGGATATGCCGGTGGTTATTTTTATCTTGACCATACAGGAAGTACGAGGACTTTTAATATAGACCAAGAATCTACACAAGATAATGACTGGCTCAAGATTACGTCTGTTGGCTCTAATGGCACAGTATGTGTTACTCAGTCAGACTCAACTACTTCATTCGTCTGTTGAGATAGGGTCTATATCTGAACTTAGAGGCAATGCACAAGTTCTAAGAGACAAAGCTTATGGTGCTGAACTAGAGTTTGACATACAACAAATGGATGATGTCCGCACAGAGGCGGGCAGAGTTGCTATAACATTTGAAGATAGTTCAACAGTAAAACTTACAGAACATTCTAAGTTAGTTATAGATGAGTATATCTATGACCCTGACCCATCTAAGTCTAAGATGGCATTAAAGTTTGCTAGTGGTACAGCAAGGTTTATCACAGGCAAATTTAATAATAAAAGCAACATACTAATACAGACTCCTACTGCTGATATAGCTATACGTGGTACTGATTTTACGTGTACTGTAGATGAGTTAGGTAGAAGTCTTGTAATACTATTACCTGATGAGAATGGTATATCTAGTGGAGAGATAGTTGTATCTACAGGTATGGGTAGTGTTACTTTAAACAAACCTTATCAAGCTACTACTGTGTCGGTGTTTGAAAGTAATCCTAGTACACCTGTGCAGTTGGATATTACATTAGAGTTAATAGATAACATGTTGATAGTGTCACCTCCTGAACAAACAGAGGAGTCATTAGAACAAGCACAGAGCAGAACTAATGTAGATTATTTAGAGTTTGATGATTTAGATATTGACTATCTTAATGAAGATTTTCTTGATGCAGAAGAAAATTTAGAGTTTACAGAGTTAGATATTAATTATTTAGACGTAAATTTTTTAGAGGATTTACTAGATGTAATAGATTCTTTACAGATAAAAAAAGAAGAAGATGAATTAAAACAAGGTGGTGCTGGTATAAATATTGCCGGTACAACAATAGGACAAGATAAGAAAACTCAGATAACTACTATAGTATCAGGACAAAATATAAGTATGATAAGAGCAGTAAACCAAAGTGCAAGGTTAGATTTAGATGGCTCTAATAGTTATACAATAATATTTATACAAGATGGTGTATCTAATACAGTAAAAGTAAATGGTGGCTCATCTACCACAATAAAAATTAAACAAGGTTCTGGATGAAAAAAAGTATTTTATTTATATGTTTGTTCCTAGCATTAGGCACAACATATGTTTATCAGCCTACACCTTATGAAATATTAAAACTTAAAACATTTGATTCATTAGTACCAGAAAAAAATCCTTCTGGTAATTTTGTAATACTTAATATAACTGAAGAAGATATAGCTAATGAAGGTGGCTATCCTTTATCAAGACAAACATTAGCACAGATACAAATAAATTTATTACGTAAAGGTGCTATGGGTATAGGTTGGGTAATAGCTTTTCCACAACCTGATAGGTTTGGTGGTGACTTTGAGTTTGCACAAGCACTATCTTTTGGACCTAGTGTATTGGCTATGTTTGAGGGCAAAGGTGATTATCCCCCTACTACTGGCACAGTTATATTAGGAGATGACAATGGAGGAATGATGGCTTCAGGTGTTATCCAGAATATAAAGTTGTTTAAACAGTCTGCGCAGCAGGGGCTGGCTGTAGCCCGGACTGATGCAGATAATTTAATTCGTAGGCTGCCTTTACTTATGCGCACTCCTGATGGTTGGACACCAACATATGGCACAGAAGTTTTAAAAGTATTAGCTGGTGCTGATACATATGTAATTAAAACAAATGATAATGGATTAGAAGAAGTTAGGGTAAAAGGATTGCCAGCAGTACCAGTAGATTCTTTAGGAAGAAAATGGATTAGTTGGGTTGATACTCCACAAACAAATCTTGCAGAAATGGATGTAGAAAATAAATTTGTTTTTATAGGATTTACAGCAAAAGGTATCATGCCACAATTAGCTACACCCGCAGGTTTGTTAGAGCCACATAAAATACAAACAGCTTTAGCAGAATCTATATTGATACAAGATAGTCCTTACATACCTGACTATGCTTTAGCATTAGAGATATTAATCTTTTTATTTACAGTAGTATTTGTTTGGCTTGTATTAAACGTATTTGGTATAACCTACGGGTTAGTATTCTTTGCTGTTGTGTTTGCTTCTACTGCTTATTATGGCGTAACTACAATACAAAAAGGTGTACTAATAGATGTTACTTGGGCATTGATATCACAGTTTATTACTGCAAGTGTTGCCTTTTATGTAAGATTTAGAGAGCAATATAAACTTAGACAACAAATTAAAAAACAATTTGAACATTACTTAGACCCAAGACAAGTAAAACAACTACAAAAGAATCCAGATTTATTAAAGTTAGGTGGAGAAAAACGATATGCTACTTTTTTATTTACTGATGTAAGAGGATTTACTTCCATGTCAGAGAACCTAGAGCCTGAACAAGTAACCTATATTATGAATAAAGCATTAACTGTTCAGCAAAGTGCAGTGCAAAAACATGGTGGTATGGTAGATAAATATATAGGTGATGCAATGATGGCAATATTTAATGCACCTTTAGACTTACCAGCGCATGAAAATAAAGCTATAGATTGTGCTGTAGATATGCAGCGTGATATGGAAAGTTTAAACGATGAGTTAGTGGACCGGGGTATACCGGGTGTTGCTATAGGTATTGGAATAAATACAGGCTACGCAGTTATTGGGAACATGGGTAGTGAGCAAAGGTTTGACTATACAGCGATAGGTGATGCTGTAAATGTAGGTGCTAGATTAGAAAGTGGCACAAAAGATGCCGGTGTTGATATACTTATAGGGTATAACACTGCTATTAAGAGTGATTACATATTAAAAAAACTAGAACCTTTAGAAGTAAAAGGTAAGGAGAAACCGCTAGAT